CAGCTTGTGTGTAAGCTGCATGTCCTACTGATACAGTTGTACTTGAACCAAGTGCTGCATGATTTAATCTTCCACCAATAATTCTAGCACCATCTGGTAACTTGAACATATTGATAGTTTCTTGAGCACCATCCGCAGTAAAGTCTGCGTAAGCTACTCTCACTCTACCATGAAGTTCAGTAGTACTGATCTTTGATGGTGAAGCCGCAACTGTTTTTGCGTATTGTGTTGAATTAGCCATAATTATTTCTCCTATATTAAGCTATGATTAGTTTGCAAGAACAGAAATAACTTTCGCTTCTTCCATTCTAGTTGCACCGATTGTTTGACAGTAGTACACTTGAGTAGCGTAAGATTTATCTGATCTTTCGTCTATTCTAGCAGTTACGTCTTTACCAATACCAAGTAAAATACCATCTTCTGCGAAGGCAATACATTGAGTATTTCCTGCTCCATTTTGAGTAAGTCTATTAGAAACATGAAATTTGAATCCCATAAATGAATCAATTTCTCCATGAACCAATGCTTTTACTGTATTGAAGTCAGATGAAGTAACAGTAGTGTTGTTTAACAAATCTTGAATCTCTGTTGGAGAAACAACAATGTGTCTTGGAATTGAAGGATCAACGTCTCCTGCATCAAGTTTTTGTTTTGCTAAAGCTAATTTTGCTATGTTCATAGTATTAGCTCCACCAGTACCAACTGCTGTAATATTAGCTGCAGGTAATGTAACTGCTGTTCCACCAGATACTCCAGTGTTAGCTGTTCCAAGTGCTGCTGAAATAATTACATCATCCATAGCTCTTCCCATTGCGTAAGCTGCTGCTTTTGCATAAGAAGAAGTTGGATCAATTAGTAATCTAACTTTGTCTTGTTGATCAATCAAATCAGCAAATTCATAATCTGCCAAGCTACATCTTCTTCTTGAGTGAGGTGTATCGATTTGAGGTGTGTCAGAGTGTCTGCTAACTTTTAGTTGAGCTGTTACTTTTCCGATTTGGTCAAAGTAAGCATCTTTACCAACGATAGATTCTACTCTAACTGCATCTCTTAATAGAGATCCCATTTGTTGTGATAACATTTGTATATTGGCAGAATACTGCTCAACAAATGCTGTTGTTATTTGTGATGACATATTTGTCTCCTATTTACATTATTGTTATATTTATAAAAAACAGAATAGTTCTCCATCAATAATGATAGGCAATTCTTGGATTTAAACTCTTTTAGAGCAGAAGTCTATTCCTTCTTGTCAGTAAGGTTCTTGCGAATTTTCTTACCTACTATCCAATTATAATATTTTTCTGCGATTGGCAAGGGATCATTTTTATGAAACTCTGTTCCTGTCTCTTTAACCAACCGCAATACTTCTAATCGAATCTCTTTATCATTAAGATTATTTATCTGCATTAAGCATCTCTCTTAATGTATAAACTTGTTGAACTATCTTATCGTGATCTGGATGACTTTTGTTCCAGTATGGTCCATCAGTGTCATTAGTAATAGCTGATATTTCAGATTCAATATCTTTAACTGAATTTACATTTTCACTTTCAGTTGCAACTATTTTATCTTCTGACATCATACCTGCAATTTTTGCGAAACCTTTTATAATTTCTGGATGATCACCTATTCTTGTACCATCTTGTAATTGCATATCTAAAACATCTGGATTGATATTTGCTTTTGCTAATGCACCAGCTTGTGCAACTTTAGAATCAAAATCTCTACCCCACTCTGATCTTAATTCTTGTTCGGCTTGAGCTTGTGCAGTTTCAGTATCTATCTTTGCTTGTTGTGCAGAGCCTTCCATATTATTTTTATAAAAATCTAATATGCCTTCAGCTTGTTTATTATTTAAACCAAGTTTGTGAGATTGTTCTGCAAAATTTTTAATTGCATTTTCATCTAAACTAACAACATCTGATTTAACATCTAAAACATATTTGTCTGGAGATTCTGGTCTACCAAGTTTTGAGTAAACCTCATTCCATTGATCTTCTGTTGAGTTTTTATTTGGTACAGCAACTTTATCTTGACCAATCATTCTTGTTGCATTGATGTAAGATTTTGCTAACGCATCTATCTCTGTAAACTTTTCAATGTTAGGATCGTTTCTAAATTCTTCACTGATAGAACTTTTCCAACTTGCGGGAGTATCTCCACTTGAGACAGGTGTTGCAGTAGGTTGAGGTGTTTCTGTACTTGTTGTTTCCACAGGCACAGTTTCTTGTGTTATCTGTTCTTCTGACATTATTTATCCTTGTTGTTTTGCAGCATTGATTTAATAAATAGAATGACACTGCGTTGTCCTTCCATATAAGCACTCTCATGGCTATCACCTTTTACGTTAGTGGTAGAATGATAATGACATCTTTTTTCAAGATCAGATAAAACTTCTTTACCTTCATCTGTACCGAATATAAATTTGTAGTTATTTTGTAATTCTTTTAAAAACTTTTCTAGTTGTTTTGTTTCCATACTATTCCACTAATGCTTTTGCTTCTTCTGGCAATGCTTTTGCTAGTGGTGCTATATCTCCTCCGGCTTGTGCAACTTGTTGCATCTGTGCCATTTGTTGTTGTTGTTCTGCTGCCGCTGCAGCTTCTTCTCTTTCTGCATTAACTTGTGATTGTAACTTCAGTACCTTTTGTGGAATACCCACAAGATCAGCTACATGTTTAACAAGTGTATCAAAATTAATATAATCAAATACTGGAGCTACATTAGCAAGTGATCCTAGTATTTCTATACCTCTAGTAATAGATGAAAGCTCTGTAGATTTTTGTGCTTTAGCAAGAGGTGATACATATTCTATTTCTATGTCTTGACCAGATAAAAAATCTGGTGCAGGAGCAAACTGTTCTCTTCTTAATAAAATATTAAAACATCTATCAATTAATGGTTTTAATAGTTCTGATTGTAGTCTACCTAATACTGGTCCAAGTAATCTCATCTTCTCTTCGTTACGCTGGATAACTTCTGTTGCTGTCATTTGCGGACCTGTTTGTAACATCAGTTGATCAACATAAAAAACATTTCTAATAGCAGTTCTTCTTTGCTCTTCCATGTTTAATCCTAATGGATTGTTTGCACCAATGTTTAATGGTTCGATTCTATCTCTTGTACCACTTCTATAAAAGTTTAGTCCACCCGGTACAGTTCTTACAGGAAGTAAGAAGCCATCATCCGGAACTAATAGTGGTGGATCAACTTGTTTTTGTGCGGCTTTAATTGTAGTCTTTGACATTTCGTTTAGCATCTTTACGTCTGGCAAGGCTGTCATTGCAGGGGATCTACCATATATTTCATGTGATGCTTTTAAATATCTTGGCACTACAAAAGGAAACTCTTGGAAACCAGATACTGATAATTCATTACCACTATCCATTTCTATATACACAGATTCAAATGGCATGTTCTCTGTATCTTTTAATTTAGGATTGTAATCTGATCTTGGATAAACAACATGCAATATTTCTATTTCATTGTATGGATCTTTAACTGATTGTGCTTGAACTGCTTGTGATACATTTTTACCAAACTGTTGCATTGCTGCTCTTATTGATAAAGTAAATCTTCTATAAACTGTATCTATTCTACCCTTGTCATCTTCAGCTATAAATATTTCATTGATGTGTCTTGTAGAAAATTTTAATACATCTTCATTATCTTCTTGTATGTGCATTGCTGCAGTACCAAAAGTAATTAGATCATGGTATAGTTCAAATATTTCTTGTTGAAAGTTTGATCTGTTAAATGCAGAGTACATAACTTCAGTTGCATCTTCCAACCAAAGTTTTGCTTCATCTTCCATTTCTAATGCTGAATCTTTAAATTTTAATGAGAACCAAGGTGTAGATGGATTTGTCATCATACCATGTAATGATGCTGCTAATAATTCTACTGCTTGTATAGGTGATGAATCAAAAATTAATTCATTTCTTTTATCACCTCTTGATCTTTTTTTTGTAACATCAGCTTTTCTTGGTTGCATATAATCTGCAACTTCTTGCCAATGATTTTCCCAGTTAGCTCTTTGTGCTTTTAGTCTACCAAATCTTGCTAATAAAGATTTTGTTAAATCTGTTTTTGCCATTATACTACTTGTCCTAATAAAGTTTTCTTACCTAATGAATAATTTGCTGCAGTTTTTGTTACACCTCCTGCAGATGTAAGGATATTTTTTCTTCTACCTTTTTTCTTTGTAACTCTTACATCATATTCTTTTGATTTAGTTTTATCTTCTTCTACTTTTGCTTCAGTTGTTTGTACTGTTTGACCACCAACATTTTTTTGAACTATAGCTGGTTGGTTATTATTGTCATTACCACCATTATTATTTCCAGTAGGTGTTTCTCTTGTATAGCCTTTAGCATCTAATTGAGATTTAAAATCTTTTGATAAAATTTGTTCGGTACTTAATCCTTGAATATTAATTCCTTGTTTGTTGGCAAATTTCATTCTTCTATTAAGATTAGCTTTATCTATTGTATTTCCAAAAACACCTTTTATTATTGCATCACTAGGAGGTACAAAAGAATTTTTTTTAGGAACTGTATAACCAAATTTATCTGTAGTAGTTTTACTTTTTTTCTTTTGAATTGTTTTTAATTGTTGAGAATAAGTATCTACTTTTCTTTCATCTGAACTATCTGATCCACCTGCTCCTGCTGCTGCACCCATTATTTTTTACCTAGCAATGTTTCTAACTGACTTTCTTTATCTTCTTGTATTCCAAGAGGACTAGTTAGTATTGTTTCACTTCTACCTTTTCTTCTTCTTCTTATAGCATCTTGTTCTTTTTTAATTGCTTCTTTTTCTTCTGCCGATAACTCATCACTCGGTGCTTCCGGTGCTGGAGGTGGTGGCGGCAATGATGGCATTTTTGGTTTGAATATTGAACCCATAATAATCCTATATAATTCTGTAACTATTATCTGCTACACTTTGTGGAGCCGATTGTCTAGTATTAATTTCTTGTAGTCCAACTGCTAGGTAACGCATTGCATCACAAGCATGTGAACTCCAATCATGTACAGGCTTTGATCTAAACATTCTATTTTTATCAATATACTTCCTGTGGTAATGTCTTAACGCATCTATTAATTTTTTGCAATGGTCAGTATCAATCCAACATCTAGGTAACGTCATTGTGGTTGCGTGGATACCATCTTCTAATGGAATTTTTGGAACGACTTTAAACCTAACTCCTAATTGATATGCGACCTCTCTCCGGGTTTTGCCATTACCAAATTCGGTAACTTCAATGTCGTGTGGTGCAAAGTGATCTTTGTAGATATATTCTTTCTCATTTATCATATTAATATAATAAGGTAATCCTTGACCTCTCTCTTCATGGTAATCAATTATATTTATGGATCTGCCGAGCTGTTGATAAAAAATTATACTACTGTGGTCGGAGACCCCAAGATCCCATGCTGTAGATACTGGTAAGGCAGGATCGTATGGAACTCTTGTAAGGTGTTTATCATCATCTAGTTTTGCTATAACATCTCCATATACTGCTCCCTCGATATTGGCTATCCAATCGCACTCAAATTCTTGTAGGTACTTTTTCTCACCCATTACTTCTTTTGCCTTGACCAACTCATCATTGTCTACAATTTTAGTATCTGATGCTTTAGCTTTATAATTAAACCAATCTTCTGCACCTTGTGCATGTTGGTACAGTTCATAAAAGTTGTTGTTCATTCCCATTGGTGTACCAATAAAGACACAGTAACCTTTTCTGTCAGATAGTGCGGGTCGTATTATTTCTGGGAATAACTTACTATTGACGTTAGCATATTCGTCAATCACACAGCCATCAAGATATATACCTCTTAACCCATCTGGGGATTCGGAGCCTAGCAAGGTGATCCTAGCACCATTAGGTAAGTCTACACGCAGCTCTGTTTCGTTAAACTTGGTGTGGGGTATCTTGGCGGTAAACTGTTTCATGTAATCCCATGCAATACTTTTAGCTTGTTTGAAGGTGGGTGCAATATAGGCGAACCTAGGGTTGTTAAGTTTGGACAGTAATGCTGACCTAATTAGGTGGTTGATCATACATACTGTTTTGCCAAATCTTCTATGGCATACCAATACATTCCATCTGTGTTTGTCTATCTGTCTGTGCAAGTGAGCTTGATGCTTTCTTGGTGTATAGGGTATTTTAATATCCATATCTAGTGTATCATGTCTGACTTCATACCATCTATAGGGTGATAATCAAAACCCATATTGAGCATAGCATAGCTAATAAATAGATCGGCTGATATTTTATTGGGAAAGCCATAAAACTTAATAATGACATTGTTTGTACCTTCTTCTATGTAAGCAACTGAATCTAAATCATCTGCACTAAAGTAATCCATATACTACATGTAGTGGATTTTAAAAAAAATAAAACAGAAAAGATGTCTTTGTATAAGTGGGTGGGTGTCTGTAAGGGTGTCCTCAAGTCCGGTCTATATATAGAAAGAAAACTGCGGGTATAATCTGGGGTATAGTGCAAATTAGAATCATTAAAAACTACATTAATCTAGGTAAATATATATCTATTATAGATTAGCGATAAGAAAACATTATCAAACCTAATTAGATTAATTAATAATAATTGCTTTGGTACTTATTATTTACTGTCGCTTGTTATAATGTGAGAAAAAAAACAAAGTCTGTTTATATATGGATACGATCTTTTAACTACTTTCCAACCATTTGAATTATGGCAAAATCATCTTATTCTAACCTTATTTATGCCTTATGAATATACGAATATAAATCATGTTTAAAACAAATCAACTAAAGGAAACTAAAATGAAAACATTAGGAAACCCAATTAATACAGTTAAATATTATTCAACTTTAATATCTAATTTAGTTAAGGCTCACCCAAACCCAATATTAAACAAATCAAATGATTTTGATAATTTAAAAGAAAACGAATTAATTGCTTTGTTAGAATTGGTTGAACTAATTAACTCTAATATTTTAACAGGTAAATTAATTAATAAAATAGTTAAGGAACAAGCCAAAAAAGTTGCCTAATTATAGCCATAAAAATATACGACTATAAAAACATGAAAAAAACAAATCAACCAAAGGAAAAAAAAATGGATAATGAAAAAGATTTATTAAAATTTAAAAAAGAAATTACAGAAAAATTTGGTTTTTCATCTGAAAGATTTGATGAAATTATGAATAGTGATTTTGAGGAAATAGATTTACCAGAAGATTTTAATTAAAAAAACAAATCAACCAAAGGAAACTATGACACAAATAAATGAAACAACTAAAAAATACAAAATAATTAAATTTAGAAAATCTGGAACTCAAAAAGTTATGGAAAGAAATTTGAGTTTAGATGAGGCTAAAAGATATTGTAGTAGACCAGACACCAAAGGCAAAAATTGGTTTTGTGGTTTTACTCAACAAAATTAATGCCTAATTATAGCCATATTTATTTATTAACTTTAATTAACTAACGAAAGGAAAACACAATGACAAACGTAGAAGTAAAATCAATCATAGCAAGGGTTGAAGATATGACAACAGCAAATTTTGATATGTTGTTAGAAGATGAAACATTTAAAAATATGTTTCATTTACTTATAAAAGGTGAAAATGCTGATCTTAAAAGTATAAGCCAAAGATTAAGCGATTACGCAAACGAAAACTTAATATAATAAAAATAGAAAGGAAACTAAAATGAAAGTACAAAACATAACTAGCAACAATGGAAACAAAATAGCAAATCAATTTATAGTAAATGATGACAATGGAAACACTTATTTTCAAAGTTACAATTCTATGATTGTTAAATTAAATGGTGATCGTGTAGAGTTAGATCAAAAATATTGGAACTACTCAAACACAACAGGCAAATATAGAAATATATTTCTTAATGAAACTATAAAAGATACACGAGCCAAAATTAAAAATGGTACTTATATCTTAACAGACTTAAACAAATAGAAAGGAAACTATGACAAAAAAACCACAAATGACTATTATATGGGGAACAGAAGCAGTTAAAGGAATAGAGAAACCAGAAAAAGATTACACAAAAAAAACTTATGTTTTTGAAGATGAAACACAGAAAGCATTTTTTTTATTAGGTGTAAATGAAAGCAATGGATGGTTAGAATATAAAATAGAAAGCGAGGAATAAATGAAAGTATATAACATAACATTTGTTGAAGAATGTACATCACAAGTAAAAATAAAAGCTGAAACATTAGAGAAAGCAAAAGAGATTGTGAACAGTGGTGATTTTAGCGGTGATGAAATAATAGAACGAGATCACTTTCAAATTACTGAAAGTTATGAAGAAAGCGAGGAATAAATGACAAAATATAAAGTATCTTTATCAGTTGATAAAAATTGGATTGATAGATTTGATTTAACATTTGAAGCAGATAGCGAACATGAAGCGGAAAGTATGGCTATGATTGAAGTTAAACAAAATTTATCTGATTATATAACTGCGTATGCAGATGATGAAAGCGAGGAATAAATGAGTAAAAAATATCTAGTAAAATTTAATTGTATCATTGGTGATTATGAACATTTAGATAGTTATATTTTTGATAAACAAATGTCAGAATATCAATATTGTAAAAAGTTTTGGAATTTATCAAAAAAAAATGAACTTAAAACAAATGTTTTTTGGGATGATTTTGAAATGAACGCAATAGAAGTTTATTCAGAAACAGAATTAACAAAAAAACAATATAATGAATTGCAAGAATTGGGGGTTGCTTAATGAATGATGATAGTAGTAAAATAGGTAAATTAATCAATGGTTTCAACGATTATTTGGATAAACTAAAGCAAGAAGAAGAACAAAGTTTAGCCATATTTTATGACTACGATATAGAACCATTGCCAAATGATTTGGTTGACATGGCTAATGAAAAAAACAAAAGGGAAAAATAAAATGCAAGATGTATCAGAAAAAATAGATGAGTATTGTAAAGAAAATTATGGTCATACTAATTGGGGTTATTTAGAAACTTACACTCAAAAACAATTAGATGCTGAACCTTACGATATTAATGGCAAAATAGTATTTTGGCATTATGATTGTGAGGAAGATGAATAAACAACTACAACAAAAACAAAATTTAAAAGAACTTATGAGATTAACTCTCATAAATATTTTAAATGCTAAAGGTCTTTATTATCGGAAGTATCAACAACAGTATCAGCGGAAACGTCAATCAAATCAGATTGATTATCTTCCCATGAAATTTTAATTGATTGATCGGTCTTAACATTTTGTACCTTATTATCTGAATATAAATCTGTAAGTTTGTTAGCAAGGAAAGTAATAAAGCGAACTTTCTCCCTCACCCACAAAATTTGGTTTGGGTTCTCCATTTCTTGATACTGAAAGACTTGCAACAGTTTATCTATTAAAGTTTGAACACCATTTTTTCTAGCCTCTGTTATCCTCTCATTCATTTCCGGATTTTTTTTTAAGAAATGATAAAATTTCATCAAGCTGAAATCGTAATGTTTTTCCTCTAGTATTTCTGTAAGAGTTAAGCCTCTCGTGAGTTTTTCGCAGATTGTATCGGCTTGGTTGGTTGTTATCAAGTCTGACTTTGACTTGGTTGTAATAGTATTCTTTGAGTTGGTCATCTGTATAGTTCCTAAATTGTTGTAATTTACTTAATTGTTTTATCCTTGTTTCATCTGTAAATTTAGCTTTTCTGAAACCTAGTTTGTTTTGATACCCATGATATTTACAGTAAAAAGTACCATTTGCAAGTTCATATCCTTTCATTCTACATGGTATAAGTTTTCCCTCACGTCTACCAGCACGAGTAAAGCCTTGACAGAAAACTTTTCTCATTGGTCTACCTACCATGACAAATTCTCTATTGTAATGTAATGGAAATAGAGCATTGTTATTTCTTTGGTCTACCTTTGTAATCAAGATTATTTCTTTTATTGAACGCAACCTTTTCTCTATATCTGGGGTTACTATTCTTACTTATCTTGGTTAATTCATTAATTATTTTTTGAGGATGTACATAGGTAGCCTTACTTTCACGATCTAGTTCAGCTTTTTTCTCAATAGCTAACTTTATATAGTATGGATTTTTAGTATCTGATTTAAGTTCTGACAGGGGGAGCTTTGATAAGTTTAGTATTAAACTATCTTTATCATTCCTATTATCTCTTATAATTGTATCTATATTATTATCTGTATTTAATGTATTAATGTCTTCTACTAATACTGATCTTTTATATACATGTGAGTGATCTTTTTTATACATCTTATTATTATTAGTGTATAAAATTGATCCATCTGATTCTGACTTAATAAATAGCTGATTAATCTTATAGGTTTTACCAGACCTACCTCTAACAGTGGATATGACATTAAGTTTTTCCAAAGTATCTAAAGTTCTTCTAACAGTTATCCTAGATAATTTAGTTTCTTTAGCTACAGTTGAATAACGTAGACCGCACTCATAGTTATTCTTCTTCCAAGCATGTTTCATTAGAGATAGATAGCAGTTGATACAGTTAGATTTTTTGGTCCCACTTAATTTATCCAAATGACCATATAATTTGTAAGTTATATGTAAAAAAGCACGACTATTGTTCATGTTTACACACTTTCCGGTGATTGTGTTGGAGGTCTAGCAAGATGGACACCCATTGATCCTCA